AGCGCCGCCCTGCCCACCGCCGCCCTGGCGGGCGTCTATTTCCTGGCCTTGGATACCGGCCGTCTCTGGCGCAACGATGCGCCGCCCTGGCTTGACGGTGGCTTGATCACGACGTTTTCCGGCGCCGGCCTGCGTTGCGCGCTCTACATCTACCCGAAGGCTGCCCCCTAGGAGCGTGTCTATGGACGTTTTCACCCTTCCGCCCGCACTGCGGCCCGTCCCACCGCCACCCGGCAGTCACGAGATTCGCGACTACTGGGCGGCCCTGGCCAGCGAGGGCCAGGTCGAGCTGATTCACGAGCAGCCGCCCGGTGGGGCCACTCTGGGTTATGCCGATCCGGTGATCGAGACCCGCGATGGGCGCCTGGTGGCGGTGGCTTATGCCCTGGGCACGCCCGCGGAACGGGCCGCCGCGGCCCGCGCCCAGTGGCGGGAGAACGCGGTGATTTCGCCCTTCCAGGCCCGCGCCGCCCTGGCCCAGGCCGGGTTACTGGCGCAGGTCGAGGCCCTGATGGCCGATCCGGACGCCGCGCCGATGGCCAAGCTGGCCTGGCAGTACGCCCAGGAATTCCGCCGCACCTCGCCCACCCTGCTGGCCCTGGCCGGCGCCCTGGGGCTGGATGACGCCGCCCTCGATGCCTTGTTTGACGCCGCCGCGACCATCGTCGCCTGACCCGGAGCACCCATGCCATCGCCCCGCTATCTCCCCCTGCTGGCGGCCCTGATCGCCCTGCCCGCCGGCGCCACGGACGCGCCGTCCTGGGTGTCCCTCGGCCCCGATGGCCGCGAACTGTCTTGGCCACTGCCGCCTAGCGGGGAGCTGCTGCGGGTTTGCACCTGCGGCAACAACGCCTATGGCGAGCGGCTGTGCCATTGCACCCAGCCGGCGGCGACCCTGGAGGAGACGCTGCGCACGCCCATCGCTTTGGATGTGCAGAGCCGGCGCAATTTGCCTGCTTCAGCCCCCGTGCCCCGGCCGCGCCTGCGCTATGCCGGTCAGCCCTCGGCGATGGTGCAGCCCTGATGGCCAGCAAAGCCCCGGCGCTCGCCCATCCGGTGTTTGATCGGCTGCGCGCCACTACCGGCCTCTCGGATCGCCAGCTGGCCCTGCGCATCGGCATGGACACCAAGGGCCCTTATGACTGTCGCCGCACGGGCGCCGTGCCCTATCGCCACTTGGTGCAAGCGGTCCAGGCCGGGGCCATCGCCTGCGACCTGCATTGGTTGCTGACCGGCCAGCCCGCCCATCCCGAGGCCCGCGCATGAGCTACACCGCTGACCCAGACCTCCTGTCGATCATGCCGGAGCGCACCCTGCTCCAGCTCTCCGCCGATGATCCCCTGGCCGGGGTCCCCGACTGGTCCGTCGTCGCCGAGGCCCGTGCCTATGCCGATGGCCAAATCGATGCCCGGCTGCGCCAACGCTACAGCCTGCCCCTGGCCAGCGTCCCGCGCGAGCTGCGCGACTGGGCCCTGGCCCTGGCCCGCCGTTGGCTCTACGAGCGCCGCCCGGATGGGCCGGAACTCCCGGCCGGGGTGCGCGAGTCCGCCCAGGAAGCCCTCAAGGCCCTGGATGCGGTGCGCGACGGCAAGATGTCCCTGGCCATCGCCAGCGATCCGGCGGGCGAAACCCTGGCCACCGAGGGCGCTCGCCTCCAGGTGATCGCCCCGGCGCGGGTCTTTACCGCCGATCTCCTCAGCCGGTACTGAGCCATGATCGCCACCCAAGACCTTATCGATCAGGCATTGGCCAAACTCCGCGCCGCCCTGCCGGAACTGGAAGTAGACCACTACCCCGCCAATCCCGCGACCTTCCGTCTCAATCACCCCCTTGGTGCCGTGTTGCTGGCCTATCCCGGGTCCAATAGCACGGGAACGATGCTCATGGGCCGGGTGGAGCAGGTGCGTACCGTGCGCCTCGGTTTGACCTTAGTCACCCGCCAGTTATGGGGCGACGACGGCGCCGCCACCCTCTTGGACCGCTTGCGCACCGCCCTGGTCGGCTGGCGCCCGGAGGACTGCGAGCCGGTCGTTGCCCTGGGTGACCGCTTGCTCCAGGAAGACGCTGGCCTCTGGTGGTATGCCGCCGAATTTGCCTGCAACACCCGCTTGATCGTCCCCATTCACGCCTAACCCGGGTCCCGCCATGAGTCACCCCAAAACCGTCCGCATCATCAACCCCTCGACGCGCTGGGTCGCCTTTGGCGACTACCGCTGCGGCGTGGAACTGTCGGTTACGCCCGAGGAGGCCGCCCTGCTCGCCCCCAAGGGTTTCGTGCCGGTCGTCCCCCCCGCCGCCCCGCCCGCCGGCGCTACCCCCACCATCACCCCCGAGGAATAAGCCATGCCTGTTTTAGGTTCCGCCGTCCGCGTCGCCCTCTACGACGAGGTCACCTACAAGTCCACCAGCGGCGTCACCGCCGGCATGTTGGCCTATTACACCGAGTGCGGGATTGCCGCCCAGCGCAATAGCGTGCAGCCCAATACCATCTCGTCCGATCGCTCGCGCATCATCCCCGGTGCCGGAAACATGGACGTGTCCGGGAGCTACAACCTGGAGCTGGCGCCGCAGCATGTCGGCTTCTGGCTGCGCCACATCCTCGGCGCGCCGGTGACCGTGGGCGCCTCCGCCCCCTACACCCACACCTTCCGCCCCACCAGCCTCCCGGTCGGCTTCATCGTCGAGAAAAACTGGGTGCCGGCGGGCATCACCAGCAAGGTCGAGCAGTTTCTCGGCTGCCGCATCAACGATGCGACCTTCGATGTCCCCCAGGAGGGCGCCTGTACCCTGGCCCTGTCGGTGCAAGGGGCCAAGTACACCATTGCCGCGACCCCCCTGGACGCGGGCCTGGCCGATCCCGGCCACACCGGCTGGTTTGCCCCGGATGTGACCGTCAACATCGGCGGCTCGGCCTCGCTGATCTGCAAATCGGCCAACATCAAGGTTACCAACAACCTGCAAACCGATCGTTACGCCCTCGGCACCGCCGGCGAACGTGTCGATATGCCGGAAGGCTTCGCCGATTGCACCGGCTCGGTCACGGCGATTGTCGATACCACCCTGTTTTCGGCCTTCATCGACAAGGCCAACGCCCGGACCGATACCGCCCTGGAGGTCATCTATACCTTTGGGGCCGGCACCGGCGCCAGCGCGGGCAACGAGAAGCTGTCCCTCAAGCTGGATCACGCCCTCATCGACCTGACCTCCGTGCCCATCAACACCCCCGGCGGGGTCGAGGTGTCCTTCAACTTCAACGCCTACAAGTCCGGCTCGACCGACAAGGGCCTGGTGGCGGTGCTGTTGTCGCCGATCGCCAACACCACCATCGCCGCGAGCTAACCCAGATCCCCGCGCTGGTCAGTCGCGGGGTAGCCCGTTACCCGGTTGCAAAACCGGGCCGGGCGCCTGCACTGACCACCCTTGCCACTGACTCTGCGAGACACTGACCATGTTCAAAATCCAAACCGATCGTCAATCCTGGATCACCGTCAAGCTGCCGGATCCGGACGGCGAGCAGCGCATCAAGCTGCGCGTGCGCCTCATCACCCACACCGAAAACGCCCAACGCAAACACGAGGCCCTGGCCGAGCACATCGACCGGCTCAAGGAAGAGGCCGCCAGTGGCGCGATCGAGGGCGCCGATGCCATGCTGGGCCGTTTCGTGGCCGTGGCGGAGTCCATCACCCCCGAGGCCATTGCCAAAGACCTGGATGCTATCGTCGCCCGCGTCACCGACTGGGGCGATATCGGCGATGCGGAGGGCAACCCCGTCCCCTACTCGCCCGACGCCCTGCGCCAAGTGCTCAATCTCGGCTCCTGGATCGTCAAGGCGGTCCGCGAGGCCCTGACCGCGCTTGACGACAATGGTCGCCAAAAAAACTGATTGCCTGGCTGCGGTGGCGCCATGACGCCACCCCGGGCCAGGGCCTTAGTACCTGCCGCGTCTGCATGGAAGGGCGCGGCGAGCACACCTGGTGCGGCGCTTGCGAGGCGGTGGAGCTGTGGCCAGAGAACGTCGCCAGCGTCGATCTCTTCCTGGCCGTCGAAACCCAATGGCACCGTGCCGGCATGGATGGCACCCCCACCGGGCTCGACTATGCCGGAGTCGCCGCCGCCATGCAGTTACGCGGCGATCCACCGCGCCGGTTCGATGATATCCAGGTCCTGGAGCAGGAATTCCTGGCCATCATGAGCCAGAAGCGGGCCAAAGACCCCAAGGCGCCGGTCCAACCCCATCCCAACACCCGGGAGAAAATCAGTCATGGCTAGCGGCCCCCTTACTGTCCAACTGCGGATCAATGCCGATGGTAGCGCCGCCATCGTGGGGCTGAGGAATGTGCAGGGGGCCTTGGCTAATGCCGGGCAGACGGCCAGGCAGGCCGATACCGCCATGGCCAGCCTGGCCGGCTCCCTCAAGGGCCT